TGTTTTATCGTGTTCATACTTCTGAGCGAACTCTTCACGTAATTCTGCACGAACAGACTCGCGAGCTTCTTCTAACTTAGATTCCCATGCTTCAGTAATTTCCGCATGTGTTTCTTCGTTAACTAGGTCGCTGTCTAATAATGGTTTTAGTACATCTAGCATGCCATTCTCCTATTAAGCCTTAAGTTCCCTAATGAGCTTTAATACTTCACTCTTTAAGTAACGTTGTACTTTAGCATCACCACCTGCTTCACGTGCCATCTCTAAAACGTTATGTCCGCCTTTCATGTTCATAAGACCTTCATAAATTGCTGTAGGATAAGCATTTGGAGCACTTGGTTGTGATACGATGTCAACAGTGATCATTTCAAAATCACTGACTTGTCCAGAGTCTTCATTAACGTTACCGCTACCTCGACTCGAAACTCCTAACTTTACACCTGACTCAAGCATAGTTTTAACTAGCTGACCCATCGGTGTAGGTAGAATCTTTAATTTACCACATCCATTTGGACCGTCCATCCACATATTTTCAATCATATGTGAAACACGATCAAGGTTGATTTTTAAATCGTCTGGATGATCAACTTCGCCTAGTACGCTATACCCACCTGTTACTTGTTCATTAAGATTTTGTACTGCACTTTCAATCTCAATAACTGGATATACACGTTCATTAGCGTTTTTTACACCACCCTGGATGCAGATACCTTTCATATATAAATCTTTACCATCTTGCGACTGCTCAACAATCATGTTGGCCATCGAATGATTAAGATGTTCTTTTAAGTATATGTTTGACATATTGTAAGGTACCTATATATAAAGTTTAAATTAAACTTTCTTTAGATCTGGCTCAGTAGTTCCGCCTTGATCTTGTGCTGTAGGTGTTGCTGATCCTTTTTCTTCACTTGACTTAGACTGCTGTGGTTTTGCTTCAGCGCCTTTAGCACCGGCGTTTGCCGCTACTGGTGATTTAGTTTGATCTGCACCTTCTTTTGTTTCTGGTTTAGTAGCTGGCTTAAGATCTGCACCTTCTTCTAATGCTTCTTCAGTTTCAACTGCTTCAGATTCCATAGGAACTTCCATTTCCATTTCTTCTTCTTCAGCTTCTTCTTCAGCTTCTTCTTCAGCGCCTTCTTCTTTTTCGTCAGCCATTAAGCCTTCGAACTCAGCCATCAACTCGTCTAACTTGTCTTCTAGGTCAACTACACGGTCTTCAAGCTCTTCATGATCTTCTTCATGATCGTCTGTCTTACCATCTTCGTCATAGTCAACTTCTTCTTCAGTAACGCCTTCTTCATCAGCTTCAATATCTGCAATTAGATCGTCAGCTTGGTCGCCACCAATTTCTTCTTCTGTTTCAATTGATTCTTCAACTTCTTCTTCAGCTGTTTCTTCAACAACTTCGTCAGTAGCTTCGTCTTCTGCCATTAACTCTTCGTAGATGTCACGTGATTTTTCAACCACTACATCGTGGAAAAGCTCTTTAGCTTTGTCTTCTTCGTCGTTAATGATATACTCGATTAACTGTTCAAATTTATTTTCCATGTTTTTTGTTCTCCATATATGGCTTTGTGATAGTATTTACAACAATAAAGGTAATATTGGTGTATTTCTAGGCTAAAAGGCGTCTTTTTGAGCCTTTTTTAAGAATTGCCTATAATTGTGGGGTATCTGCTGGTTGACCGTACTGGGTACGTGTCTTTTTTGCTTTTTGCTGTTGTTCGTACGTTCTTACGTCATTCATAATACGTAACTTGTTTAACTGCTTCAAAGTTAGCTTTGTTTTACGAAGGTCGCCTATACGAGCCTTGCTTCGATCTTCGTCTGCATCATGGTAGCCTTCAGGCTCTTTATTGTATAGTTCGTTAAGTATCATGATAGTATTTATACTTCTGCGTCACCTTCGCCAGCGCCAAGATCTGCGTCTGGTGCATTAAGTTCTGCGTCAAGGTCTTCACCTGTGGTTATGTCTGAATCAATATCACCTGGACTAATACCTACTGAACGTAGATCACTGCCTGATATTCCTTGTGCTTCTTGATTATCTGACTCTTCTTCCCAAAGTTCTTCATTTTGTCTTAGCTCTTCTTCTGTCATTCCTAAGAATCGTTGCATAGCAAAACGTTTACTAATATACGGTACACCTTCTAGTGCTGTAAACACATTAACTCGTTGAGCGTCTAACTCTGCTTGTCTGTAACTTGCAAAGTTCTGCGGTGGGTTAAATCGTAAGTTAAACAATGACGAATCAATGTTAAAGCCTCTAAAGCGTAAGAACATTTTAAATTCGTCATCTAGCTTGTTAGCAATTTGATTCTGCAATCTCATGCAGTATTGGTTAAATCTATATTCTTGTATAAGTGCAGTACCAACACGACCGTCACTAAGTGCTTGTGCTGATTCATCTGGACCAGTTGGTAAGTATGAACTAGGCACTCTTAATCCACGTGATAGTTTATTGTTGAAGTATTTTAAATCATCAATCTCACCTAGGTTTTGTCCGCCTGGTAATGTATCAACACTAGACCCTCTGCCATCTGCTGTTACTGGAAAGAAATAGTCTTCGTTAATTGATAACGGATTGTATGTAGCGTCTACTACTGATTGTCCGCCACCTTGTTGTGTTGGTATACGTCTCTGATGAATCTCATTTTTAATACGTTCAACAAAAGCCATTGCCATATGACTAGGCATGTTACCTACGTCTATTTTGAAGATTCTACGCTCCGGTGCACGTTGTACACGGTATATCAATATAGCATCTTCTAACAGTTCTTTTTGCTTATAGACCTTGTAAATGTTCTCTAATACCGAAGTACCAAATGGCCATTTAAAGTCTAATCCTTCTGATAGTGATAAGTGTACTACATGCCCTGCTTCAATAGCACTTTCGTTTAAGTTTTGTCCAAATCTACCCTGTCCTGCTCCGGCGGCCGCATTAGGTGCCGAAAAGTTATTTGGTGGAGTATATCCGCCCTGTGTAGGTGGGTTTATGTTAGCATCATGTGCATTTTTGGCCGCTACTGTTAAGTTCTCAAAATTAGGATTAATATCTCTAATTACATACTGCTCAGGCTTCTTGCCTTCTGCTTCGTTAACAATAACTCTAGAAACTTTTGACATGTCAACCCAAAACATTTCAAATGTCTCAGGATCACGTACAAATAATTGGTCACCGTACTTGATGGTATTTCTAAACAGTTTAAAAACACGTTGATCAAGTTGATTTAATTTTGTCCACTGCTGTAGTTGTTTTTTAACAATATCAACTTCGTGGTCTGTTGGCTTTTCTAAAAAGTCAATTTCAAATGCTGTACCATTTTGATCATTGGTCTGTGTTGAGAATTCTGCAATGATATCTAAGCAAGCATTAATTTCTGAATCCATATCCATTGCTTCGTATTGATTGTAACGTTCGACACGATTTGGATGTCCAGAATAAACTTCAGGTAAACTTGATTGATAGTTACGAAATGCAAAATCGTCAGTTGCACCAAATTGTGCTCTATTCATACCACTGATAGGACTCATTGATCCGTCAGTTTTTGCAGGTACTTTAAAATATTTTTTCCAGCTTGCCATAGAATAACCTTTTATATATGGATAGTATTTATCCACAACATATACTTTAGCAGATTAACTGTAAAGTGCAACTGTTTTGGCTACATCAATGACTGTCTTGTTGAGTTTGAAACTGAAAGCTGTCTTTGTGTTAGTCTAATTAATTCGTCAAGTTTTGCTGACTGTCCGGCTAGCAATTCTGGTACTACATTTTGATTAGCATCCAGAGCAGTTTGCGGTTGGGTAGCTGTCGTTGTGTTAGGTACTGCCAATGTGCTAAAATCACTTAATACTTTAGATAGCCTAGATAACTTAGGTCCAGCCAAATCTTCTAGTCCTGTTCTATTGTCGCCACCATAATTAGGAATAATATTTCCCATTGATCCTGGAACAAACAGCTCAGGGCCAAGCTCGCCTACTAGATAGGGTTGACCTTGCATTGTTGGTCCACCTAGTGCCATATGACCAAATTCCCCAGCCTTCCCTGCAGGTATATCTTCGCCACCTTGGCCAAAAACTGATTCGATGTCTTTTTTGTGGTACCCCATGTATCCGCCAATGAGTGTTCCTAGTATCCCGGCGGGTATCGCACCTAAGCCACCTGTTGTTACGGCACCTAGCCCTAGACCAGTACTACCTCCAACAAGCATACCGTCAAACATATCCCCTAGTCGATCGAAAAAAGATTCATCTGACTCGTCGTTTCCAAACGCCATTTTTAACACGCCCGCACCCATGATGTTAATTGCATCTAGGATCTGTCCAAGCAAGTCATTACCTAAGTCCTTGGTGCCTTCAAGCATACTTTTGTCACCTGCATAGTATGATTTTAAATTTTGAATCATACCCGGGATCTCTTCTACAAACTTCTCCATTGCATCAGACATTATAGCTACTATATTACTAGCTAACGGTAATCCTTCTTTTAAGATTATTTTATTAATGTTAGCTGATAGTTCATCTAGGCTTACGCTTGCACTAACCATGTTAGTCAGCATAGTGTCTGAGGAGTTTTGTTGATCTGATGTTTGTTTTGCCGCTTCTTCTAGATCACCTAAACTTGCTTTGGTAAATGCTATGATACTAGCAAAGTCAGCAAGTAGTGGGTTTGCATTACCTAAAATCTGTGCTTGAGATCCAAATTGGTCTTCTGCACCACCTAATGATTTTTGCAATCTCTGCGTAGCAGTTTGATAGTCTATACTTCCTGATTTAAGATCTCCAATAATGCCTTGGACTGCATTACCACTCAACATCATCAATTGACGACCTTCTTCAGTGGTTGCAGTACCCGAAGTCATTATATCTTTCAA